CCGACACAGGCTATGCGGCTCCCCGCATGGGAGGAATTCAAACATGAATGTGCTTAATCAGCTGGTTGATTCAAAATATGCGTTGTATCAGGGCGACTGCGTAGAGACTCTGCGCGGAGTCCCGGATGGCAGTATCCATTACGCCGTCTTTTCGCCTCCGTTCGCGTCGCTTTATACATACTCCAACAGCGATCGTGATATGGGCAACAGCCGCGACGATGGCGAGTTTCAGCAGCATTTCGGCTATTTGATTGCAGAACTTCTGCGCGTCATCATGCCCGGTCGTCTGGTGTCGGTGCATTGCATGAATCTTCCGGCAATGAAGAGCCGTGACGGATTTATCGGCGTGAAAGATTTTCGCGGCGACATTATCCGGGAATTTAATGGCGCAGGGTTCATCTTCCATTCTGAAGTCTGCATCTGGAAAAATCCCGTTACGGAAATGCAGCGGACAAAGGCGTTGGGATTGCTACACAAGCAGATCCGCAAGGACTCGTCCATGTGCCGTCAGGGTCTGCCTGATTATGTGGTCACATTCCGCAAGCCGGGGGAAAATCCCGAAATGATCCCGCATGATTATGAGTCTTTCCCCGTTGACGTATGGCAGCGATACGCCTCGCCGGTCTGGATGGACATCCGGCAGTCGAATACGCTACAGCGCAAGAGTGCGCGCGACGAAAAAGACGAGAAGCATATTTGCCCGTTACAGCTGGACGTGATTGAGCGCTGCATCGATCTCTGGACGAATCCCGGCGACATTGTGCTTGACCCGTTCGCGGGTATCGGTTCCGTGCCGTATCAGGCGGTTCTGATGGGTCGTCGCGGCCTCGGAATTGAACTGAAGGATTCGTACTATGCACAGATGGTCAAGAATCTGGAAGCAGCGGAAAGTCAGGCGGACGCATACGGCGTGAATACTGATGTGCGGCTGCGCTGCCCGAACTGTGGCGTCAAGGTTAACTCCGGCATCTGCCCGATTTGCGGAACGGAGGTCTATCCAAGAAAGGAGAGCAAAAATGAAGAATAGAGTCATCGCTGTTGATTTTGATGGAACTCTTTGCGAGAACAAATGGCCCCAGATCGGCGCGCCGCGAAAGGCTATCATCAAGCGGGTTTTGGATGCAAAAGCCGACGGCGCAAAAATCATTCCCTGGACTTGCCGTGAAGGTGAACTGCTCCAGCAGGCCGTTGACGCCGCCGCTTCGTGGGGCATCGGATTTGATGCGATCAATGATAGTCTGCCAAGCTGGAAAGACGCATGGAACAGCAATCCTCGGAAGATTGGCGCATCCGAATACTGGGATGATCGCGCTGTAAGCATTCCCGAATTTGGCGCGTTGCCGGGAGAGGTAGACGATTATGATCGTTAAGCAGTACCGTGGGCGTGTTTTCGGTGCAAATTTGACGGTCAAAGAACAAAAAGCTTTGCAGCTTGAAATCAATCGCCAGATCATCGAAGCTGACCGAAAATATATGAACGACATTGATGCGATGGTTCTCTATTTTCTGTTCAAGCACCTTGGATTCAAGAAGAAGCGGCTCAGACGAGCATGGGAACAGTTTACGGTCATTCATGATGATCTCGTCCGGCACTACGAACTGCCTACCACCGACAACGCATGGCTTGCAGATGTCGAATTGAAAAGGATCGGCGTTGACGTCGCCGCGTGGAACGCCGAGAAGGGAGTTACAGGATGATTCGCTGGTATGCCGTTTACCGCGTCAGAGACGACGCTCTGCTCGCTTGCGGCACTGCCAAGCGCTGCGCTGCAATGCTGGGTTTTACCAGTCCGCAGTCGCTCTACACGATGGTTCAGCGGCAGCGGCAAGGAAAACTCAGACACTTTGAAATCTACTTTGAAGACGTGGACGATCAGGCTGAATTTATTGAGGATTGTGCAGATCAATCATTCTGCTCCGTTGTTTTGTCCCCTCATGTCCCGCAAATACGCGGTATGATTCAAGTGAACGGTACTCAGCGAAATACTTTGAAGGAGGTGAATTTGTGCGGGATGTAATTATTTACACAGACGGATCATGCCACGGTAATCCCGGCCCCGGCGGATATGCCGCCGTTGTGATCGACGGAGATCGCAAGCGGGAACTCTCCGGCGGCGATTGGGATACCACAAATAACCGTATGGAACTAACGGCTGTAATCGTTGGTCTGCAATCTCTTGAGGCCCCGTCAAATGTCACGATCATATCGGACAGTCAATACGTTGTGCGAGGCATCAACTGTATGCAGGATGGCACGTTTCGTAAAATGTCTCACCGCGCCAGCCGAAAAAATGCGGATCTCTGGGAAAAGATTCTGCGGTATTCTTTGGTTCATAAGTTTTCTGCAATGTGGGTAAAAGCCCATGCCGGAAATGCGATGAATCATCGGTGTGATGTTCTGGCAAATATGGAAGCCTCTACGCTGGAAAGCGAAGCCCCGCAGCGCGCACAGGTTTTCACAGAACTGCTTCTTGATCGTACTTGTATGGATTCCGAAATCTCCAATAAGCATCGTATTCCGCTGATAACCGTATCAAAATATCGTGCGCAGTTTTTTGAACATCTGCGCAGGCATGAGAAAGGTGATACAGGCAATGGGCGATAAGAATGACCCGCATTATAATTCCAGCGGGTGTCTTGATCCTACAGCGTACATGGCTATCCGTCATGTCGATCAGGAGATGGCAGCAATCGATGGTCGAGTTAGTCTCGTCATCAAAACAGTCAAAAACATCATTCATCTCGCGGGTTTTGAGTTGATAGGGCGAATCGAACTGCGAGATCAAAAAACAGGGAGGTATTTCAGATGAGCACAAAAGCTGATAAATTTCATGTAGTCAATAGCGCGCTCGGCGCTGCTGCCCTTCTGGAGCAGCTGGCCGAAGAAAGCACGGAACTTGCACACGCGGCTTTGAAGCAGGCGCGGATCGAGCGTGACGAGAATCCGACGCCAGTATCCGCCAGCGAAGCGTTCTCAAATCTCTTCGAGGAGGTCGCGGACGTGCGCCTCTGCATCCGGGCAATCGAGGCTACACAGGCGAAGAAAAAGCAAGCGGTGCAGCGGAAAAAAGAGCGGCACGATACGTTAATTTTCTTTTGCCCCGTTAGCTAAATATATTTGACTATTCAGGACAGGTGTAGTAAAATATTTTTAGCTATCAAGAATATGCCCGACCGCGATCATGCTTGCGGACGCGGTAGAAGAGGTACGGACTATGAATTTGTTAAATGATCGGCAGATAGTTATTTCCGTCGGCCAGACTCGCAAAGACATGAACTGGAAGCCGCAGGCCCTGACCATCTCCGAACTGTACGAAAGGCTGCGGACACCGGCGCGCGGCATGGAAACCATAGCGCAGTACGCAAAACTGGCCAAGCGTCAGCAGGACGATCTGAAGGACGTCGGCGGCTTTGTCGGCGGCGCTCTGAGCGGTGGCAGGCGGAAAGCAAACGCTGTCATCGGCCGCGACATCGTGACGCTGGATTTCGATACAATCCCCGCATACGGCACGGAAAATGTCATTCAGGCATTTGAAGGGCTTGGCTGCAGCTTCTGTGTTTACAGCACACGGAAGCACGTCGAAACCGCCCCGCGGCTGCGCGTTCTGCTTCCATTGAGCCGGACAGTCACGCCGGATGAGTATGAGGCCATAGCACGTCGCGTCGCGTCGATGATCGGCATTCAGATGGCCGACCCGACGACGTTCGAGCCGTCGCGCCTGATGTATTACCCGTCGTGCAGTTTGGACAGCAGCTATGTCTACCATTACGCAGACAAGCCGCTG